CATTTCGGATTTTTACGTCTTTAGGGAGAGGAGTGCTGGCAAACTTCGGCACGGGATATTACTAAAAAACAGAAAACCCAAATCTATATTTCTGCGTATTTCTTTTAAAAATTCCTCAGTTAAAAAAATTTATTTTTTCTAAATATAGTATATGATAATGTCAAAGTACAAAAATAAAAAATACGTAAGTGAAAGTGATCCAGAAGATTATTTGGTCGAATCGGAGTCAGACTCTGATGAACCTGAAAAAGATTATTCTATTGATGAATTTTCAGACGAAGAATCTGAAGAGATTGATGATGAAGAATCTGAAGAGGAATTTGAAAAAGAACAATACGAATTATCCGAAGCGGAAACCGAAGAAGAATCGGAAGGAGAATCAGAAGAGGAATATAGTGATGAATATTAATAATTATTATTAATTAATTAATGATAATTATTTTCTAGCTCTTCTTTTTAAATCTTCTCTTGATAGCATTCTTCCTCCACGTGCACCACCTTGTGCTGATCCTGTACACATAGGACAACAACCACCTACCAATTGGCCTCCACATGATCCACAACCACCTTCTCCTACTCCAAACAAAAGTGGAACTGTATAAGGTGCTATTTTACCAGCAATTTCGGCGGCATCTTTAACGTAAGGAAGTGCTTTTTGTGCTCCGTGGGCGATACTACCAACTACGTCCTTAAATTTAGAGAAGAAATCTCCTCCAGCCATTTTTTCAAGATGGTTATATGATATATTTGAAAGAGGAGCATTCAATACATCATTTTTAGATACAATACCAATTTCACTCCAAGCTGAATTATTAGAAATTGATAAAATGCCTTCATACACGCATACGATATACAAATCTGGAGTCATCGGTATACTTGAAATATTAGTAATATCTAGTGTCACCTGAAGATTATATTGACCTAATTGGCCTGCACTCTGGTTAGACTTTAAACCGAAATCCTTTCCTGGTTCTAAACAAATGATTCCACCGGTCAATCCAATTGTCCTTGTAGGTTGTCCGACAACAGCGCTCAACAAATTTGTTTGCCCATTCCACTCAACAAAAGACATATTTAAACCATTAGCTACTGAAAATTGATATAATTGAACTGGTTGTGCGCCACTCAAAATACCATCAGTATTATCCCAAGAAACTTTTAATCTATCGATTTTAAAGAATGTATCAGTTGAAGTAATTTGATTAGTTATGTTTGCCTGTACTTCAAAATCGCTTCTTCTAGCAAAAATATACATTTTTCTAGGGATACTGTTTAATTGAATAGTATTAGAAACTAATGGGAATTGTCCATTTGGTGCCAATAATGGACCGGTTGTTGTATATCTCGCTATTTGAGCATAAGGGTAAGTAATAATTGGCGGAATTGGTTCAGTGAGTCTAGGAGTAATCCATCCTAATAACATGGATGGGGCGCCAAATGTAACTTGAATATTAGTAATTGTAGATGTTGACGCAGTTGAATGGGACCACATATGTGCCAAATCACTAGATAAAATCCAATTGAAATTTAAAGTATCTAACATAGTTAATCCACCAGCTTCTTTTCCATTAAATAGATATGGAGGTAAAAACACATATTCTCTTAAAACTGCTGTTATTTGTGCAGAACCCGGAACATTTGAAATAACAGTATATGGATAAGCTCCTCTAGTGACTTCGGCTGTATTATCTTGGAATGTTGCCAATGGATTATTTGATGCGCCATTGGCATCTGCATACACTTGATGACTATCTGCCATTTGTGGTGCAATAGACATAAATGTTTTTCTTAATTCCGTGTCCATATGAAATCTTGATATCACATGAACAATTTGATTAGATTCAACAGATACAGGATATCCATTGAGTGCGGAAGATAAACTAGTTGTTACAGATTGAATTGGATATTGTCTAAATGCATCCATATTGGGTTGTAATAGATTTTGAGCACCGGTACCTGTGAAGTTCATTGTGACAGGTACCTCAATCATAGCAATACGATCCAAAATTGAATTTTTACTCGGCGGATTCGTTGTGAAATTAAAATTAGATTGACTGAAACTTGTAGAAGGATATTTATAATAAGTAACTGTTTCGCCTCCTTTTACAATTACCCATGTTCTTTTATTATCTAATTCTAAACGTGGTTCGTATATGCTTGCAACATTGATATTTGCTTTCGAATTTGACATATTTTCTATTATATATTTATTGCAGAAAATATATTAATATCCATGAAAGCTGGCTTTTTTTATAAATACCATTTTTAATGTCAATGTTTGATTTGTATCTATATATAATGGGTATTGGTTTTCATATTGATCAGTCCAATATACTTGCATATCGATTTTTGTAATAGGTACTTCTCCATATAAATCAATTAACTGATAAGGACCGTTTAATGAATATTGGACCGTTGTACGCGCTTCCGGCCCTAATTCTACTAACGGGATAAAATCTTTTAAAATTCCTTGAGTGTTTACCCTGCCATTATTTATTCCATCTATTGGTCTGGGAATTATTTCCTGTCGAACCGGTAATAGATTGGATACTATTTGTAGCGATTTAAATGAATTCCAGTTTACAAGTGTACGATAATCTTGTGTCATCGAGAAATATTCAGGTGGAATTGTTGGAGCTAAAAACGGAGGATTGTAAAAATTATTAAATTGATTATACACATTAAGCATATAATCTCTTCCAAATGCAGTCTGTGGATTATATGTATAGGATAACCCATCCAATAAATCTGAAAGATAATTATTGAAAAATATTGATATTCTATTTATTGGACTAGGACTACCTCCACCTAAATTTTGATTATAATGAGCAGTTTGTGCTATTAACGATATTAATTCTGTAGCCGGATCGAATATTAAATATGGCGCGCGTGATCCAACAGGTAATACAGTTAGTCCTGCTAAATTTGTAAATGCTGACGCAAGTGCATTATTAACCATTTCAAGAAAATCTGTATACCTAAATATATAGTAATACGGTGTTATTGTTGGAGCTGGATTTTGTGCGGATAAATTTGGAGGTTGCGGATTTTTTGTATTGTACGGGATAAACGTAACAAATGTTTGTTCTGAATAAACTGTAGCACCCGGTGTTGCGGGATTTCCCCAACTGAGGGTAACCGAATACCTTAATATATTTGGATTTGTATTAGGAATTGCAACATTACTATTTAGTGGTTGTGGAGAAGTATTATAATTTAGTACCTGAGGTATTAATATTGGAATAGTTTGTGTAGGTATTTGAAATCTAACGATAGAAAGGTAATAATCTTTAGGTTTATTTACAATTGCCTCGTCTAGTTGCTGTTGATAATATGCTGGAGTTTGTCCATTCCCATATCTATCTGAAAATGGGATTACGATATTAAAATAAATTCTATCTGTATCAATTGGATGCATTTTATATAATTAAATTATATTTTTTATTTTGTTAAAATTGTTACAACTGAATCTGGATCTAATGTGAAACTATCGAACATTTTTTTATAATCTTCTAAAGGCATATCTCTACACCATAAACGGACGATAACGTGTCTACCACAAGTATTAATATCTTTTAGTTTTTTCTGAAATTGATGTTCGTTAAATGACAAATCGTATTTTGAATCAATAAGTAAACAAGAAAGATGCGGATAATCTTGATTGGATTTCTTACGGAAATACGGATCCATTTTCCAATCTAATTCCGCATCTGGCATTAATCCATAGCTATCGAAATGCTCGATAAGATTCCCTCTTTTAAATATGCATGTCCAATGTCCATAATTTTTACGCGTCAAATATAAAATAACACATGCATCATAAGGATATAATATTTCATCAATATCATGTACATATTTTAGTTGCGAATAATCAATAATATTTACTTTTCCATCTAATTTTTTTAGTATATCATCGTTTGATAAGCTTATATTTTGTAGTTTTTTAATATCCATAATATATATATAAATGCTTAATACAAAAATTCGCGAGGGATTCTCTGATTCTGTTAAGAAGGCAATACATTTAGTTACATTTGACCCAGATATATTACCTGTAGGTAGTTTCTTTTACAAAATAAATAAGTATCCGTCAGATATTGATATATTAGAGAAAACATACGGATGCTGTAGTTTAGATGAAGCTGTAAGACAATGGGCGAAAGATATACAGGAGAAAGCAATAGATTTATATATGGAAAGGAAAAATGGTTATTATTTAGCAGATTTTAAAATAGGGTTGGATTATGGTGCGAAGGATCCAATACTTAGATGGAAACTTCCAGAGCTCATTGCAATGAACAAACAAACATCTACAGGTTATAAAACATTAAGTGATGCTCTAAAAGATCCAACTTTAGTTAAAATGGATATTTTTGCACCAATAAATGGTAGATATGTTGAAGTTTCTAATATTTTTTACCTAATAGAAGTTGATAGATATGGTAACGAAACCCATTTATTCCCGTGGAAAGATTATTCTGAAGCATTAAAGCACGACATTCAAAAATATTCATCTGAAGAATTTTTTAATCCGATGAAAGTTCTAAAAAGAATGTGGGTATTGGCTAGAATACGTGATGATAAAGAGATGTTGAGAAAGATATCTCCAATATTTAATTCTGACGTTTCGATAATCTATCAAGTTGTTGGAGATATAGCAACATTAATAGATATGATTAAGAAAATACCAGATCCACCTTATGATTATTTCTACAATGAGATAAGTACGTTTAAGGATAGACTTTCAGTTGTTAACTTAGATTTTGATGAAGCAGAAATTTTTGATTTAATTGATGTAATAACTAACAATATGATAACTGGCGATTCATTGATAATTTATTTACAAAAAATGAACGATATATTGAAGAAATATTTAAATGCATACACAATTACATATGCTAATAAAAGAAAGATTTTCCCGATCTCGCAAGAATATATGGAAGGTAGTGGTTATCCTACAGAAAATTATTTACCAGATGACTCTAGATTGATAACTGCTAAAATATTAATTGCTCAACAACATCTTCTTTAATTTCTGATTCATATCAGAATATATTTTGTGAGCCTTTGTTTTATTATGTGCTGATCTATTAGATCTAATAAATTCAGTACCACATATCTCACATTTTATTCTATCATTCCATTTTGCTTTCTCTGTCTTTTTAGGTCTACCACTAGATTTATAGAATGCCTTACCTAAAGGATTGGTCACGGCATAATTTAATGTTTCCGGTGTCATTTGTGTAAGTTCAACGCCGGTCTTAATCTCGTTCTGAGCTTTTGTTGGAGAATTCATTAATAATAATATTAGTTTTTATAATATTATTATTAGTTCCATTACAATTTAATTATCTCTACAGATAATATAATGTTGTCATTCGAAAAAGGAAAACCTATAGCTATTATAAAATCTATTAAAAAAACTAAATCCGGACTAAATAATCAAATAGTGTGTATAGATGAAAAAGAATCACATGGCGGAAAGATGGAAATACGTCTACCAAAGGGATTTAAGTTTGAACCGATACCGGACATCCATAGATGTGTATTATATGTAGCAGGACCTAGTGGATCTGGAAAGAGTACATATGCAAGGAATTTTTCAAAGAATTTCAAAAAAATATTCCCAAAATCAAATATTATTGTTTTTAGTAGATTAGATTCAGATGAAGCAATAGATAAATTAAACCCAATACGTATTAAGATTGATGAACAAATTATAAATGATCCAATAGATATTTTTAAAGAACTACAAGATAATGATTTAGTAATATTCGACGATTGTGATACAATTCAGGATAATAAACTTAGAATGGCGGTCTCAAAAATACAAAATGATATATTAGAAACCGGTAGACATAAGAACATATATATAATTGTCACATCACATCTAATAAATGGAAACGATAGGAAGAATAGTCGTACAATATTAAACGAATGTTCATCAATTACGTTTTTCTTAAGATCTGGTAGTACTTATCAAATTAAATATTTGTTGAAGAACTACATTGGATTATCTAATAAAGAAATTCAAAAAATATTAGATAGTCCATCTAGATGGATAACATTAGGTAAAACTTATCCACAATATGTTATGAGCGAGAATTCTATTTATTTGCTTTAAGATAATCTCTAACAAACATTGCAATGATGTCTATTAGTTGATTATCATCGAAATAGACTTTCGCAAGATTGTAGAGTATATCTATTAAATAATTAGTTATGTATTCTTTATCATAACCCATTATTTCTAATAAATACAATATTGAGTTAAATTCCGTTGAATCCATCAAATAAGATAAATATTCTGTGATATCATCGTATAATCCAGATCCTGATGCTTTTATTTCAATATCTATGTTTGGATTTTTATCAATAATTACTATTGATCCATCTTTTACATCGTGTGTTTGTAAATACTTTTTTAAGAAATCTCTTAGGCGATTTTTAAGTGAGTAATATTCTTTAATGACATGCAATTCTTCGATAGTTTTTAATGAAAATTTCATCAATAATGCCAACAATGATTCTTCACTAATGTTTGGGTTTGTTTCTTTTGTTATCTTGAAAAAATCTTTGAATAGTTTAGATTTTACAAATTCACCCATATATCTATTTATTGATTTTATCGAGTCATCTGTTAATCTTAATGAAATTCTATTCTCGGGTCTATATTTAGAAACATCTCCTTCTTCATAAAAAAATGGTACAGATGCTTCTATATCTTCTATTATTTGTTTTTCTGTTCTACCTCGTTGCATTGAAGGTGGTAATCCGGTATCAAAATCTATTGCTAATTCTTGCATTTGTTCTGGTATAATTTCTTCTTGTAATATTTCTGGTATAATTTCTTCTTGTAATATTTCTGGTTCTGTTTGTAGATATCCTAATGGAATTGGTGCATTTTTTTTGCAATACATATCTTTATCTGCAATAGTATCGAAACAAATTCCATTAAGTTTACAATAATATTTTGAAACTTCAGAGGGTTTCATTTTTTTTAATTCTAAACAACTTTTCCAAGTATTTTCTCTTTTTGTAGGTATAACTTTCTTTTTACCAGTTCTTTTTATTGTTTTTTTCCTACGCGACGATTTATTTTTTTTTTTTGTACCAACTTTTTTTTTACAATTTTTCTTTTTTAGTGCTTCTGTATCATAGCAAGTCTTGTTATCTTTACAATAATATTTCGAAGTCTCCCGTGCGGATAAACCTTTATTTTTTATACAATTTAACCAAGGATTAGACATATTATATTAGTAGTTAATAAATTAATATAATATATAAATTATTTTCTATTGCACCAATTTCTAGCAGATGCTGATAATGGTCGTAGGTAACAAGCTTTTGTTCGTTTACAATAATGATTCATAGCTTCAGCTCTTGTAATATCTGGATATTTTCGTTTTTTATGTGCTATACACGTTGCTGCAGAAATTTTTCGTTTTGGTGCTCTTTTTACTGTTCCTAATGTAACTAATCTACTTTTCCTTATTCCAGATGGTTTTCTTTTTGTTATTTTTCTACTTCGTTGTGGACATTTTTTCCTTCTAGAGGCTATCGTTTGAAAACATCTACCAGTTTCAGGACAATAGTATTTCGGTAGAATGTATGAAGAAGCGCGACGTTTCAATCTTTTTTTATTGTCTTTTATATATTTTACACATTGTGTTTTAGTAAGTTCTGTACCATATGCTGGTAATTTTTTTTTAGTCATTTTTTTAGTAGTCATTCTTTTTTTCTTTGTTATACTTCTACCCCTTCTTTGTTTGTATAATCGATACATTTCTTTTAATTTTGGATCTCTTACAGCTTCTTGATATGTTCTATTACCCATATTAGCTTTTATAAATTTTGAAAAAGTTTGTCTAGATGTAGATTTTCCTCTTTTTCTAGCACCTCCTGCATAAGCTCCAGCATAAGCACTTCCAGTATATTCTACGAGAGGAAAATGTGGTACTGGTCTTATACCTGGTGTGTTACCATGTGAAATTGCTCCGGATACTATTAAGTTTGGATCACTGTAGTACTGCATGATTATATTATTAGCAAATAATATATTATTATACAATATACATAATGTCAATAAGTAATTTATTAACCCCAAACATTAATAATATATACTGTAAAGGTATGAATGTTGAAACAATAACTGGAGCTACTAACTTTTCTGCTGTTAATATTACAGCTTCGAATCAAGTAGATACTCCAGCATTAATAGTATCTCAAATATCATCAGTAAATTACCTACCATTATCAGGTACAACCGTTGTACAAGTTAATTCAGGATTTACAGTATTATCATATACATGTAGATATTCTGGTTTACTATTTGGTACATTATTTATGGGAATGATAGATTCACCTAGTAATTTAATATCAAATAATACAAATGTTAATCTTTCATTCATATCACCAATAGTTATCCCCGGTGGAATATCCCCGACAACGGTTATCATGGGTACAGGATCGTATTCTACAGGTATTGGAACAAATAATGCTGTTTTACAAGCAAAAGAAGGACCGATTGGAAGTCAAGAAATTGTATTTAGTGGATATTCTTCAACAACTGGAGCTACAGGAAGTTGTTATTTAAGTTTTTTGATAAACATAATCTAATGTAAATGTATAAATGTCAATCTCAAATTTATTAAGTCCAAATAATAATACGATTTTCTCAAATGCTGTATATAATTCACAAGGTCCGATTACAAGTTTTGCTGTTAACGGTAATACATTAAACGCTAGTGGTATAGCGAATTTTCCATATAATATGTACTGTTTAGTGATTGGTAAATATATGATATGTACATTTAATAGTCCAACTGTGACACCATTAGCAACATCATTTGTTTTCGATGTACCATATCCAGCAGGGTATTCTCCTATTAATGTAGATGCTACAACTGCATTTGGACACGGCACTTATGCAGGAAACACGCCTAATACACAAGGAACTTTAGTATTAGATTCCGAAGATATAGGGCAACAATATATTCATTGTTCTGCAAAATTATCTGCACTTGGAAGTAATGGTTTAATTAGAGCAACATTTGTTGTCAATCTAAATTAATCGATATATAATTTCTTTTCAAATAATATATCGATCATGAGTTTAACTAATCTTTTAGTAGAAAATAACAATAATATTTACTGCAGAAACCTTAGATCAATAAATGCCGGATTTGATCAACTTAATCTCGGAAATATGAACTTTTCACCTGGATCAACTGCTGATTTTACAGGTGCAACTGTATTAGGATTAACATTACCTCATCCAAAAAATACATTGTATGTAGCTAAAAATGGACAGGATAATCCTAGCCATAATGGTTCTCAACAATATCCTTATGCCTCTGTTAGTTATGCTTTATCACAAGTTACATTAAATACTCCGGCAAATAGATGGTTAATAAATATTGGACCAGGCAATTATACTGATAATGTAACTATTTTACCTAATGTCTGTTTACAGGCAGAAAATCCACTCACTGTTCAATTTACTGGATCAAATATTGATTGTAATCATGCGTCTTGGGCTGATGGAGCAGATAACTTTTGTTCATTTGTTAATTTACAATTTGATAATACTTGTACTATTAATTTCAATTTGTATTCTTTATCTGCTAATACTGGCTACATAACTATGTTTAACTGTGTTATATTTTGTCAAATTATTGTGGCATTATTTACAACATCTAGTGGCTTTGTGATGAAAGGTTGTTCAGTTATCCAGAATTTGTTAATGAATGGTGGGTTTATTCAAATGTATGATACAGTATGTCCCGTTGGTAATATATCTATTTTTAGTAATGTTGCTACACCAACACAAGCATGGATAGTAAATACGACTGTAGCAAATGGAAATATCAATAGTATTCATAATTTAGGTGATCCTGCAATAAATATTGTATTGATTCATTCTTTGGCACAACAATTGAATCTAAATGGTAATATTACATGTAATGCAGATAGTTCAAGTATTCCAGTTACTAAATCAATAATTGGAGGAGCATCTCTTCAAAGCCTCAATGATTTAAATTCATTGTCAAATGTCAATATAATATCACCAGTAATTGGAGATATTTTACAATACAATGGAACTACATTCTCAAATATACCATTAGATATTCAAAATAATTCGTGGGTACCTACATTTACATATATTAACCCTCTTATTGGATGGTCATTGAATCCTCTCAAATGTCAGTATTCTAAAGTTAATAATATGGTTACATGCACTGGAAAACTAGAAGTAACAATTCCAGCTGGATCAGTGACTGGAATGATAGCGAATATGAGTCTACCATTTCCTTTAGCAGTTGCTCCAGCTGATATCAACCAAATAACTGGCGTTCTTAATTATTGGAGCGTTCCTCAAGATTTTGGAATAGGTAATATTGAGAGTGTTGTTGGAGATGTGAATAATGTGCAATTTTTACAATTAAATAATATTACAGGTGTAGTTGGTAACGCATTCTTGTATTTCTCATTTCAATATATTTCTGCATAAATTCTTTTGTAAATATAATGAAACCTAAAAACATAATATTTACAAAAAGTAACCGTAAAAACAAAAAGTATCGTGTAGATTTTGACTATGGTGGAAAGCATCATACAATACATTTTGGAGATATTAATTATGAACAATACAAAGATTCTACAGGATTAGGATTATATTCTTATCTAAATCACAATGATAAGAATAGAAGAAATGCATATCGTAAAAGAGCTGGTAACATTAGAGATAAAAATGGTAAACTAACAGTATCAAATCCATTATCGAGTAATTACTGGGCGTATCGTTATCTATGGTGATTAATCGAATTGTACTTCAACATCATAATTAATTTTAAATATATCTTTTGATGAATCAATTTTAGTTTTCTTTTTATTTTTGCGATTATTATATTCTTTCATAAACATATGTGTTACATTTGCACAGTATGGCCCATTTTTACAAGTAAAATAAATATGCGTATTTTCAGGTATAGGACTGATGTAATTTGTGAACAATAGACGATGCAGTGCTCTTTTATCCCCGTTGAAATAAAAAATTATCCCACACGATCTATTTCTTTTAGTCTTCCGTTCGCAATACCCTCCCCATTCTACACAATCTTCACCAAAAATATTATCTCGCAAGTATTTTGTTAATCTATGAATATCATTCAATGATAACCTATCGTTTGGATCTATATCTTTTAATTGCTTATCTATCAATATATTTAATAATTCTGTTTTATCCATTATAATTATTAAATATATTCTTTAACAGTCGCTAAAATCTAAATTATTAGTATTGTCAGATATATCTACAATATTATAATAACTTTCATCCAAATTTACTGTATCTTCTTCAGGACCGAGACGTTTAACTATCTCTTTGTAATCAACCACTTTTGCTATGTCCTCAACATGAATTCTGTCGGCATCAATTGGCGTAAAGTCCATTAAATCCTTCACCCAAAGTTTTTCTGATGGAAACCATTTAAATCCCATTTCTTTCATTATCAATCGATATGAATATGGCGCTTCGAAAAATAGTTTTTCATTATATACATGTTTTTTCATTTCTTTACGATATTCTTGAGGATCTTGCATTACAAGATTTGGTTTTAGAGGTACATCTCCACCTCGTTGTGTATACAGCCCTCTTTCATGAGAATATTCCGTTATGTTTGGATTATGTCTCTTATAAACTATTTTATTAGGAACATTCTCAGGTTTTTGTTTAGGAATATGTTTTGGAGATGTATTTACTTTTTTTGTAGTAGTCTTTTTTTTCTTTTCCTCATTATCCATCACTTTATCACGTATGATATCAATAGTCATTTCGTAACGCGATAGTCTCTTTGGAGTTTCGGCAGACTTTTGTTGAGTAACTGTCTTATTTACTGATCTCTGCATTTCTCGTATATAACTATAGTAAAGATTTTAAAAATTTCTATAGTTTTAAAATCTTTTATTTAATAATCTTTTATTTAATAAAATCATAGGCTTCTTTCATTATTTGTGTACATTCGCTAGGATTCGATGCTTTACAAATTCTATCACAAAATTCTTGTAATGTATCTTTCTGATCAATAACATCAAATAATTCTCCTAATCTTTCATAAAAATAATTTTTACGACTCGCTAAATATCGCGATTTTATATAATCTTTATACTTATCTGTTTTTTGATAATCATGTATCCATTTTTTATTATATTCGTAACCTATTGACATCTATACTATAGTTAAAGATTTTATTTTTATAAACGTTTCTAAGGCTTGGATAAGTGATTCGTTACTGGCTTTTATTATTGATAACATATGTTTATCGTAATCAAAATCTAGTAAATCTAAATGTTTAGTTTCGTTCTTTTCTTCTTTGATACGTGAAACAATGACGTATGCAATACGATTATCAATAAACATATCATCATCAGTTGCCCAATAATAAGATTTACATTCTGAGCTCTGGAATTGATGAATATTTATTGCATAACCCAAATCAAACTTTTTTGAATGCATAATACGTTTATTTATTATATGTGTTTTATTCGTACGTGTATTTAATAATGTATACTTAATATTCTTACCATTCTTTTCTTTATCGATAATTTCTAATAAATCTGTCTTTACAAGATCTTCATCAATGTAATCCAATGTTTTACAGATATGGATTGTACCGATATCATATCGTTTTAATCCTTTCATTCCTAACATTAATTTATTATAGCGATCACTTGTTGTTTTCCTGTAACAAATAATCTTTTCTGCTTCATATGGTAAACTTGTTGAATGTTTGTAAACTTGAGACAATAAGTAATCTTTCGATTTTGAATCTATTATCTTTTGGTAATATTCCAAATTAAAGTTATTTCTGTAATTAATATCATCTGTCTTCGGGTATTCTATTTTACTAAACATGTAATTAAGAAATATTTCATTATCCATTGGTGTATCACGCCCAAATGCAAGTAATTGCTTGAAATCTCCTAATCCTATTATTTGAATACCTTGTTTCATCATTACATAGAGGAAATTCCAACCATTTTTATCGCATAATCCTATTTCATCTATTATTATAGTATTTATATTTAGTGGCACTATTTTTTGTATTGTGTATTTTTGTATTACGTCGGTATGATCTTTTGTTTTTTCATTATCTTTGTAACCTTGAAGAGCTTTATGGGAAGGTGTTAAAATTAAATATGTTTTCTTTTCTTTTTCGAGCTCCGGAATTATTTCATTAATAACTTTGTATGACTTACCACAACCGGCATATTTAAGATACAATATGTTATTATTATTTGATTTTGGCAATAAACTTCCTGTGTAAATACGCTCATTCTGTAGTTTGGCTGGCTTTAAAATTTCTCTTTTCCATCCTCTAAAATTTTTAGGATCAAGACCTTCATGTTTAAACCCATTATCGATATATGTAATTGAATCAGTATGTACTTTAATTATTTCATCATCTATTAATCCCATTTCAATTATTTTTTCAATTAATATTCTACGCATTTGATGTTTCACTTGTACTCTAATAGGAAATTTATTCATAGGACTCTTCCACATTTTAATCCTCTCAACTAATAAAGCATAATCTTTTGATAACCATTTTACATGGCCACTATACATGTTAACCTCATCTGCTGGGATTATATTTTTGAATTTTTTACAGTACGTTATGTACTCAGTTGATTCAAACGTTCCAAGTACATGATTAACAGTATCTTTTATTTGATCCATTGTTATCAAACCTTTTTCTGATAAACTAAGTAAATTATCTATAATATCTTTGTAATGGTTTTCGTGTGTTTCACAATTGATGTAATTTATTATTTCATAACAATCGCGTTTACCATACTTATTGACAAACAAAAGATAATCTCCATCGTAAGGAGCATCAAATGGTATCCATATATTAGGTTCTCTTGGTTTTACCTCATATAACGCACTAGGTACTATTTCTTCACCGTTATATTTTTTGGCTGGTGTTTCCCGAGCATCACATGATAATAGAAATGGTAAAGAATAAAGAGAATAAGTATATGCCTTATTCTTATCTATACTATCTATTTTTCTATTCCCAACTAAACTATAATCTAAATTTCCATTAGCATCAGTGTATTTTTTATTTACATAAGTATAATCTGGAAATTTAAGTTTGTCTAAATCAAAGAAAAATGAATCACAATTGTAATTTAATTTTTTTTGTATTTTACTATCAATCATCTTAAAAACATTAGTTAGATGACAATTATCACTTAATTTTTCCTTAATATCGTAAGCTTGTAATATTTTATTACCTGCCAAATAGTCTTCATTTTGAATATATTTGATTCCTTCATGAACGAATGATAAAATATTAATAGTATCGGTCGATTTAGCACCTTTTTCTACAGCATCTTTGAGATACTTCACAGAAGAATAAATATCAGCAACACATATATTTTGCGGTACAGTATTTTCATTAGTAATTATTTCTAATACTTTTTTTGAAGCATCGTCAATAAAAACAACTTTATCGTATTTTGTTGTTTTTCTTAAATTTCTATTACTAAGTAAATAAAAATGTTTATTGTGTGCTACACCGTATATATATTCGCTATCACTATCATGATATTCGTCTATGATACTACCAACGCCATCGTAAATGACATGATTTAAATTATTCTCATTCAAAAAACTCAATAATGTACCGTATGTAACACCATTATCTTTTTCTTGAATAGCTAAAATATTTTTCTTCAATTCAGGAAATTTATTTTTTAATGCATTTTTCACACAATTTCCTTGCATACCTTGATCAAAATCTACAACGTTCCAAGAACTATATTTTAGAGGTTGTTCCTGTCTTAAAATAATATTTCGTCGATCATATTTTAATTTCATTTCACGATATGTATCAAAAGTTACAAAAGAATAAAATAGTACTTTACCCCATGTACTATTTCTAAGTATTTCTCGCAATAATCGTTGTTGTACATATTGAATTCTCTCAACCGTTCCAGTATATATTTCTTCAATTTTACGAATAAATAATTTTCCAGTACAATTTGGAACATCCGTATAATAACTAGTAACAACACCAATATTGCGTAAAAATTCTTTTTTTAACAAATCTTTTGTTCTACGAGAAGGGGTTTTTGTTAATGGCTTACCATTAACAATTTGCCCAGTAAATTCTCCTACTGGTTCTGAAAGTGATTCAATACAAACATATACTTGTAAAACTATATTGTTCACTCTATCAGTACCCTCTAATTCATAATCTGTGGCATATTTTTTTTTATTTATTGTAACTTCAGATACAACCGGATCGGCGATTGTATAAATCTCTTTATTAGGATAATTTTTACGTATTCCATATGTATCTTTTGTTCGTTTAACAAAATCTGTCTTCAAATTCAATTTTAAAACATTATTATTGTCATCTCGTATCAAACGTACTTTTGTAGGCTCTGCACGGAAATTACTAATAGCATCCCGCGATAATTTTGTGGCACGTTTCAGCTCGGCAATTGTTTTAAATTTTTTGTTGTTGAACTTAACTGGAATTCGTGGCATCGTATATACTATAGTAATAAAAAAAAAAATAAAAAATCGTATATGGGAATTTTTAAAAGAAATACGCAGAAATATAGATTTGGGTTTTCTGTT